GCAACAGGCGCAGGTTTTCCGCTGTTGTTTGGCGGTGGTCCGCTCCAAGCATTAGCAGGTGGCATCGGTGGAGCGGCTGGAGGGCTTGGCGGTGCTATTGCCGCATCAGCGATTGTTTCTCAAGTTGAAGCATTTGCGCAAGCTGCTGCAGCAACTGGGCAAGCGCTTAATTCAACGGGTGGAGCGTTGGACTTCATGCGTGAGAAGTCGCTGTTTAGTACGTCTGCGATTGAAGAGCGTGCAGCTGTTCTTGAGGAGCAAGGCAGGGTAGAAGAGTTAGCAGCACTTCTTGCCCAAGAGTTAACTGACAAGATTGGCAATGAAGGCGTTCGTTCTTTACAAGAGCTGGGCAAGACAACGGACGAGACTACCCGTTTGTGGAGCGAGCTAACGACCCAGTTGTTTGCGTTAATTTCTGGTCCGTTAAATGGCTTCTTAAAGATTGTAAATCAAGTTTTAGGTGCTGTTACAGGCGCTGGCAGCAGAGAAGCATTCTTTGGAGATTTAGGTTCTCAGGAGCAAGCTGCTAGGGCTCGTTTTAAAGAATTAACTGGAGAAAGTCTAGGAACAGGCCGATCTGGCACTAAAGCGCGTGCGGAAGCAGAGGCTGCAGGACGAGTTTTCTTAAGTCAAGAAGATGCATTAAAGCAGATCAGAAAAGAATTTACCGCTGTCAATCCCGTATCTATTCCCGTTACAGCTGCAGATGACCGACGATTTGCTGTTAGAGGTAGAGCAGGAGGGGCTGATAAAGCTGCGCGTGAGGAAGCGCGTATCAAGCAAAGGTTGGCAGCCCTTGAGGTGGAGCGGCAGAAGATACTTGAGATTTCTCAGTTTAAGGACAAGATTGCTGCAGCTGAGGCTGTAGGCGATGCACAGCTTGTTATCCGTCTGCAGGGCGAACAACGAGTTGCTCAGATTGAGGCCAAGCGTTTAGCGGATCTGACGAAGGTTAAAGATCAGAGAGTAATCGATGCAATCAATATCAATGCAGCAACTGAAAAGCTTGCGGCGCAACGTGAGACTGAGCGTCAAATTACGGAAGAGCAACGCCAGCGTCAGGAGCTTTTCGAGACAACGATTCAAGATCTTGAGCACCAGCTTGAGATGACAGAAGCCACCAGTCAGGCAGAACGCGATCGTTTAAAAATTGCAAGAGAGCTGAAAAAGCTTGATGACAAAGGCTTTACAGGCGATCAACTAGCGCAAGCCGGTGGAATCATGGAACGACTGGCTGTAGCGCAGCAGCCTTTGAATGCGTTTATCCGTAAGACCACTGAAGACTTGAATAATTTGCAGCAGGTTGCTGTTGACGTTTCTCAGGGTATTGGCAACGCGATTGGCAGTTCACTGGTCAATGGCCTGCAGAGCTTGGTCACTGGAGCGGCAAGCATCAAGGAAGTGTTTGCCAACATGTTGAAGAGTGTGGCTGATGTTTTGGCAAATACGGCTGCGAAGATGATTGCGCAGTACATCGCGATTGGCATTGCCAGGATGTTTGCTGGCATGGGAGGAGGAGGTGGTTCGACGCCAGATCCTTTTAGCTCTAATGTGGCGTCAGTTCTGCCGGACACAGGAAATCTTGCGGACATTGCGGTTTCGACTCCGCTCAAGCTTGCAGACGGCGGTTACGTCTCTGGTCCAACTCCTGCACTTGTTGGTGAAGGCGGAGAGCCTGAATACATTATTCCTGAAAGCAAGATGCGCGAAAGCATGTCGCGTTATTCGCGTGGTGCTCGTGGCGGTTCTGTTATCCCTGAAACAGGAGCTTCTGGAGCGTCAAGCGAAGGCGGCGGAACAGCAGTTGCCGCACCAATCGACGTTCGCTACACCGTGGAACGTATCAACAGCGTTGATTATGTGACTGCTGATCAGTTCCAAGCGGGCTTGAGGCAAGCTGCTGATCAAGGTGCTAAACAGGGTGAACAGAAGACATTAAAGCGGTTGCAAATGAGCAGCGGTACTCGTAAGAGGTTGGGAATGTGACACAGTTTGCTTTTGGTCATGTCTTAAGGATCACACCCAACGATACTGTTGACTTCCGGTTTCAAAACTTTTTTATCGGCAGGCAGCTGACGCATAACGGTGACGAATATCAATTTGCGCCGTTTGGTTTTTCTGGCGTTACCGTCAATCGCACAGGTGATGGTCTTGAGGCGACTTTAGTGTTTCCCAATAATGAATTAACTCGCGAATGGGGAGGAGCCGCGATTAAGGGAAGTTATTACATGCAAGTCGAAGTGTTGATCATTGAAGATTCTGACCCTGACACTGGAACGTCAGCAACGCACACTACTGTCCACACTTATACAGGTGTTGTCACTGGTGGGCAGTGGGATAACGTTTCGTTGAATTTGGAGTTGAGCTCTGTTTTGGACGCTGTTGGAACGGACGTGCCAAGACGTTCTCTGACGCAAAAACTTGTGGGCAATTTGCCGATCAGTAGCAGTGTCCGATTGCAGTGATCTAATTGGGATGCCGTATCGGCTAGGGGCCGACGGCAGTGACGGCTATATCGACTGCATCCACCTGTGTTATCAGGCATTGGAGCGGATGGGCATTGACGCGCCACCGTTCAAGCAATCGTGGTATGAAGCAAGCAAGTGGGAGGTGTGCCGAGACTTAATGGCTTGGGGTTCCCGAGTAGATCGACCTCAGTATGATGGGGATATTCTGCTGCTACCGCAGCAATCCTGGGCATTCGCAGTCACATGGCAGACGGGAATCTTGTACGTCAATCGAATGTCGGAGAAGGTTCAGTGGTCTTCGGTCCAACTGTTTACGACGTACCACTGCTTCCGTACGAGAAAGAGTTAATCAAGACGATTGGGATAACAGAGGAGGAGTATCGCAAGTTTGCAGCTGAGGTACGGCGCAAGGGCTTGGTGCGTCCGGCTGAATATGAGCATCTGCCTGATGTCCGAAATGATGTAGCGACTGTCCTTGTAAGTCTTGCCATTAGTCTTGTGCTGACTGGTGTTGCTTACCTCCTCACACCAAAGCCCAAGATGCCCGAGGCATCAAAGCGGACTCAGTTAGATCTTGGCAGTGTCAATGCTGCAAATCGTTTTACGCCTAGCCGTGGTTTTGACACGCTGAATGAGCTTGCAGATTACGGCTCACCTATTCCGATCATCTTTGGTCTTTACAACGAAGAGAAGAACGTTGGCGGCATGTTGGTCACGCCAAAACTGGTGTGGTCACGCATGCTCAGTCATGGAACGCAGCAATCAGCCAAGCTGATGTTTGTTATTGGCGAGCAAGGTCGTACAGAAGGAATTAACCCCGATGGCATTGCTCCACCTGACTTAGAAGGCATTTTCTTGGGCAACAACGCCTTAGACGCTTTGTATGAAGACTTTTTTGCGTTTTATTGGAAACGCAATTCCCCAATACCGGGTGTTGTCAATTCAACTTCAGGGTTCAACCGATTACGCCTTGTAAATCTTTTGTATGGAACAGCGGGAAAACCAAGCAATGGAGATCCTGGAAAGTACGAAGGTCCTGATGATGATGTTTTTCTTTGCCCTAGCAATGAAAGCAATCGATCAACAAGTTTTTGCCACGCATTTTCGCCGGTCAACAATACACAGTTTGGGGTTTTTGGAGCGATCCCAAATGGCACCGGCTATCGGGTGAACTTTGAGGTTGTATCTATCCCAGACGGTACAGAGAATAGACAGGTTTACGTGTTGGTTCTTCGCCGCATCAAGATTGTTGGAGCGAAAGGCGAAGATGTCAATGTTGGAGATGAAGACAAGCTGCAAGAGATTCGCAAGCAAGACATGGAAGGAGCTGGGCGTCAGTACAGTCCTCGCATGGGTATAACTAGGCTGACAAAAACGAATGGATCAGTCGAAAGGGTAACAGGTAGCAATAGCTTCAGCGAAATAAAGACAGTCGAGGCTGGAGATGTTGCTGAGTTTACGATTGTGCCGACAAAGATTCGTGAAGACAAATACCAACGAAGCAATAATAGAGGTGGCGAGAACGTTGACGACATCAACGCCTCTGTTGCATCAGAGCAAATTGCAGCTGATGAAGCGATGCAAATTGGCGAACAGTTTGCGATTGGCAATTCTAAATGGGTGGTTTCTGGCAGAACGCTGGAGCGGTTTGATCCTGATATTGACGAAACTCAAAAGATTCGCTTGAAGTGTATTGATACTGATGAGTCCCGACAAAGGGCCATTGGAATCGTTAGCGAACAGAACGTAGTAAATCCAAGCAAGGATTTTATTGCTGACAAAGGCGGAATTGGTGCTGGATTTTTCCCGATCACAAGAGTTGCCACTGGCATTGTTAGGAATAACAAGCCAGCGGTCGTAACTGAGGTTGGCATACGCAGCAAAGTTTTTCAGCGTTTAAACGGTCTTTGTGCGTTCAACACTGTTCCTACACCTAGCGAGTTAGATGATTTCGACGACGAAGAAGTGCAGGTGCGGTCTGGAACATACACAGGCACGATCATAAGATCTTCAGCGTTTCAGGTTTTTGTACGCGAAGCAGGATTGGATAGCAGTGGAAAAGCCAGAAAATTCCGCTTGATGGACATCTATTTTGTTGTTCGAGGTAGCAGACCCGTAGAGCAATATAACTTTATTAGGTTTACGCATCCACGCAGAATACCAAGAGAGCTTGAGTTTAAATTTGTTGGCATTCCGGGCTCTGAGTTGCGTGCATTGTCTGATGATCAAGAGTTTATTCATCTTTCGGCTTCAATACCTGACACGAGACAAGAAATCGTGCAAGAAAACGTCCGAGTGCCGGACATTGGAGCATTTGAGATAGAGGCGGCTGGATACAGGATCACGAAACGAGACATCAGGCTCAATAAAGAGTTTTTGCGCAAGCCATCGTCATCGGTGGAAAAGGGGTCTTCGTCAATCCCTTCAGCGATTAGGGCTGAGGAGGTATTGCCGCAAGATCAGTCTGGTACGTTCCGTCGAGCTATTTCGATGGAATATGAAACACACATTGGCAACGTTGATCCGCCAGGAAGAACAGGTGCTTTCCTGCACGAAATTTTTGGCAATGCCGATAGTGCATCAGGCCCTGTTGGTACAAGAAGATCGCAAGAAACGTTGGAGGTTTTTGGAGATAAATGGCTCAGAGTTAATTGGACGGTTGAAAAATTTGAGCTTCCGTCTGATCACTATGCACGAGTTTACAATGGCATAACTCACGCTTGGGCGCCTGTAAGTGCCAACATTATTGGTAGCAACCCTGATTTTTCAATAAACGAAAGGGTTAGTTTTAGGCGCGGTAATGGAGCGACGGCAGGCACGAATGCTGCTTATGGAAACAGCAATCCATTTAAAAATAACCACCCTAGTGGAACAGCAATGCAGTTCTCCGGGCTTACTTACAGGATTACTAACGTTGATACGACGAGTTTGCCGACAGGACGTAGTGGCGCTTACTTCTATGAAGTCTTCGGTGATGCTAGTAACCTTGCGATTGGCAGCACCAAAAGCGAAACTCGTTCTATTTCAAAAGGCTCTAAGAGGGTCAGAATCAGAATAACTGCTAGGGTGGCGCAACTGCCTAGCGGTCACTTCAGTGGCCTTACACAGAAGTGGGAACAGTCTGGTCCAATTGAAGTTCTTGACGATGGTTATACAACAGCTAACTGGAATAAAGGCGACACTGTTGATGACTCAGTAGGGATTGGAGCTGGCAATAATCCTTTCTATTGGACTTATAGCAGAGTTGGTTACAGGTATTTGATCAATGATGTCAGAGAAGTTCCCCAAAGGATTCAGCTAGATGCTGAGACTGTATTTGAATCTCAAAGTCAATACGCAGATCTGAGTTTTTACAGAGGATTAGTGCAGAAATCGAACGAATCCGAGCCTGAGCACGCTGTTGTTTATGTGAATGAAGTTCTACCAAATGAGCGTACGCCTGAGTATGGCGGCTTAACGCTTGCTGGATTGTCATTGAAGGCAAGTCGCAATTTTACAAGCTTGGATCAAATGCGTTGCTGGCTCGGCAGCGGCTTGCATGTGCAGCGTTTGCATCCTGACTACAACGCTTCTGAAGGCAATCCTTATGAAAATTCAGATAGTTTGACTTATCGCCAACTGTATGGCCCAAGCAATCTTTTCACTGATCTTGTGTACTACTTGCTAACGAACAAGCTTGCTGGAGCGGGCAATTTACTAAATATGACTGCAGCAAATCCACGCCTGCTGAATGTAGATGATTTTGTGGAGACCTCTAGATTCATCCGCAAGCAGGAGCTGTTCTTTAATGGTGCGCTTGTAGAGAGAACTAATCTGCGGCAATACATCACCGACACTGCACCTTATTTCTTGTGCAATTTTGTGATTATGGATGGCAAGTTCTCCTTGCTTCCCGCTGTTCCGCATAATCCCTTAAGTGGCGAGATCAATACTGGACCAGTTGTTATTGATCAGCTGTTTACAGCAGGCAACATCCTTGAGGATAGCTACAAGCTTGAATACTTAAGAAGCGAAGAGCGCAGGTTATTTAAAGCTGTGATGCGCTATCGGCATGAATCAAAGAACAAGCTGCCAGAAGAAAGGGTCATTGAAGTCAGGCTAAAAGATGATCAGGATTTCAACTTGCCAGAAGAGCAGTTTGACTTGACTCAATTCTGCACGTCTAAAGATCATGCAATCAAAGTTGCACAGTATTTCTTGGGTATCCGCAAGCTTGTGACTCACACAATCAGTTTTTCAACAACTGTGCATGGCTTGAATCTTAGGGCGGGTTCATACATCAAAGTAATCACAAGCGCATCTCCATACAGCAGCGCAAACAATGGCACCGTCAGCTCAGCTGGTGCCGTAACGAGCGTAAATGAACTTGCTGATGGCATGTATGACGTTACTTATTTCAAGACAGGCTCAGAAGATGTAGAAGATGCACAAATGCAAGTTAGTGGCGGACGGGTTGCTGACACGACGTTCCATAATTCAGTCTTTACTATTCGAGGCGAGAGTGTATCGCAAAATATCTATATGGTTGAGCAGTTAACATTCTCAGAGGAGGGTACGGTGGACATTGTGGCCTCTGAGCATCCTTGCGATAGCAATGAAGTCAGCGAGCTTGCCAAACTGCTTGTAGATTTCAGTTCTGTCAGGGTAGAGGAAACCTAATGGCCTTCCCCACGCTTGTGCCAACCTCTCGCTCATTTGAGTCTGGGGATTATCCAGTCAAAACGTTCAAGGCGCAAAACGGCAAAGAGCATCGGATTTTGTACGGCAGCAATCGCACCAACATGAAGCTGTCGTTGACCTATGCAAACATCACGGATGCCGAGGCTGAGCTGTTTTTAGACCACTACGCCGACGAAACCCAAGGCACCTTCAAAACGTTTGGCATTGATCGTGACACCACCAAGGGAGGATGGGAAGGCAATGAAGATGCGATTGGGGCGGGAACGCACGGGAACGCTTATCGGTATGAGAACGCCCCACGGCTTGTTCAGGTGCGTCCTGGGATTAGCACTGTTACAGTGAATCTGATTGGTGTGCTCTGATGGCAAAGGTCTACACCGGCAGGGATGGGGCTCTTATCGTCAGTAATGTCGCTGTCGCTAAGGTCGTCAGTTTTCAGGTAACTGCAAACTTAGAGACGCTTGAAACGACAGCACTTAGCGACAACCTTCGTAGCTATACGCCGGGCGTCGTTGGTTATAGCGGAAACGCGACGTTGTTGTACTACAAAGACGACAGCGGCAACATTAACACCGCAAAAATATTGAACAGACTTTTCAGGGCGGGTCCTGCCGGAGTCATCCCTACTGATGACGTTGATCTTGTTTTCCGCTGGGTTGATGGGGCGGACAACAATGACATCAGGATGACGGCTTGGATCACCAGTGCATCTATTGGCGCGGCAACAGGCGACATTGTTAGAGCTGAGATTGCATTCCAAGGCACCGGAGCATTGACTACCGTGACGATCTCATGACGGTATATCTCGGAGCCCAAGGCGAAATTGAATTAAAGCGTATTTTTGACGGTGGTACGTTGCAGTCCACCATTGACGCCGCTGATGTCAACGCATCGCGTAAACGTTTCAGTTTTGACTTCGAGCATGGACAGTTAATTACTGGCGATCAAGTTCAAATTACAAGTACAGACGGAAGTGCTTTAAGTTTTATCAGTGGTTATACCGACACAAGTATTACAAGGTTCGTTCATGTTGACGAGCTAGACGGCATCAGGCTTTACGACTCTTTTGGCAGTGCTGTCAATGGAGGGACGACAAATGCGATAGCACTTGCCACGCCAGGTGGTTCTATCCCGATTGAAGTAAGTGTTCGCGGCTCCGCCAAGCGTGTACTTGCTCAAGTCAGCAGCTTTGAGATAAATACCGAACGCGAAACAGTAGACACGACAGTCTTGTCAGATGAGTTTCGCACAAGAGTAAATACGTTGATCTCAGGTTCAGGTCGTATCACTGCATTTTGGGAATATGCAGGCAATCAAACTCAAGAACTACCAATGTATTTATACGAGTTGGCTCACCGCACAAAAGTTGGCAGTAATTTTAGCGGCAATTTTTACATTAAAAAAGCTGACTACAATCCTGGTGGACTTCCGAGCCAGGGGAATGATGAAGTGTGGTGGCAGGTCGAAGGGATCATTACGGCAGCGGCTATTCAATTTACGCCTGACAGCGCCGTGCAGATTACTGCTGATTTCATAACGACAGGCGAGTTGCAGCTACGGATGAAGTTGGAGCCTTCAGGCGACGTTCTCTTGCAAGAGGACTCCGGTCAAATACGATTGGATCAGGACAGCTCCGCTAGAGTGCTGTTACAGCAGGATTTTTAACCCGGAGCTAGCCGCCCATGGCTGACCTAAAAATTAGTGAGCTTAATGCGCTTGCTGGCTCTGCTTTAGCTTCTGCGGATCTGGTTGCTGTTGTCGATAACAGCGCCAGCGAGACCAAGAAGCTGACGATCGGTGATCTGATCGCTAACGGCTTGACGTTAGTCACTGACGACTCGATCCCTGGCTCAAAGATTCTTTTTGGCGCAGGCGATATTGCCACTGCTGACTTGGCTGATGGAGCGGTTACAACTGTCAAGCTTGCGGATGACAGCGTTACTGCTGCAAAGCTTGCCGACGAATCAACCGTTGATCTAGTCACGACGCTGCCTGCGTCTGGAGCTTTCGTAGGACAGCTTGCTTTAGATACTGACGACAACAACCTGTACTGCTGGGACGGCAGTGCATGGCAAAGCCTGAAAGCTGCTGGTTCGATCAATACCGTTAGCGGCAGCACCGTTGGCATCGTTGACATCACTGCGACAACGACTGGTAGCAGCGTTGCGATTGCAGCCGTCATCAACGACACGTCTGCAGCCAATCAATTTATGGCTGGACCTACCAGTGCTGGTGGTGCAGTTGCGTTTAGAACGATTGATGGCAGTGATCTTCCAGTTGCGACAAGTAGTGCCAAAGGCGGTGTTGTTGTCAACGGTGAAGGACTCCGCATGGACTCCAACACCATTGAGGTTGATAACGATGTAACGGCAAGTGCCACGCACCATGTCGTCACGTATAGCGCCAAAGGTTTGATTACTGGTGGTCGTGCGCTGACGGCTGCTGATTTGCCTGCTGCAACAGCTTCTGCTTTAGGTGCTGTTATCCCTGGAACGGGACTGGCAGTTGATGCAAGCGGCAATCTTGATCACAGCAATACTGCGACGACTGGCACGTTCACGAAGGTAACGATTGACGGTCAAGGTCACGTCACGACTGGTGACACTCTTGTTGCTGCTGACATTCCGGATCTTCCGGCATCAAAGATTACGAGCGGAACGATTGGCAGTGCATTGATTGGTTCGGATGCGATTACAGCAGCCAAGTTGGCTGATGCATCTATCACGAAGTTCGGTGGTGCGGGTGCAACCGATAACGTCGTCACCTTCCCCGATGGTGACTTTAAGGGTCAGTTTTTCTTTGATGAGCTGAACGAAGACCTTTATATCTATACGGGCACTTCGTATCTGCCGATCACGATTATCAGCGGCAACCTTGTGCTTGCTGGAACGTATGACGCCAGCACAAACCTGCTGGATAGTGTGACCAGTGAAGGTAGTGCAGCTGGTTTCACCAATGGTCAGGCACTACCTGCTCCAGCTAGCACGAACCAGAACTACTACGTCGTTGTTTCGACTTCTGGAACGGGATCTGGTTCAGCTCCTTCAGTTGCACTGGCACCACCGGACATGTTGCTGTCTACGGGTGCAGGTGCTGACTTTATTCTGATCGACGTTTCCAACGCAATCGCTGGTCAGACCGCATCAAACATCAGCTTTACGGCTTCTGGCAATATCTCAGCAACTGACGTTCAGGCTGCGCTGCAGGAGCTTGATACCGAAAAGATTGG